AAATCTCTAAGCTCTTGACGATATGTTCTCATATCATCAGATAGAGTATTATCTGATAAAGCAAGATAATCTGTTTCTGCAAGAAGTCTATTTCTTTTAGCTCTAAGATTAGCTAAAGCTCTAGCAGCAGCACCATCTGCCCATGCTTGTTCTTCAGCGTCTCTAGCAGCTTCTTCTTCTGCTGTAAACTGCACTATATTACCATTTATATTATGATATCTTGGCATTATTTTTTCTCCTTATTATTATTAATTAATTCCATATAAAGCTATATCCCCACTATCTATATTTCCACTTGCCGCTTTAAATTGTAAAGCTGTTATTGCAGATGTAGTATTAAAATATCCAGCAAAAAAAGCATGAGAATTATAATTTGATGCACCTGATACGGTTGTTTCTGATATAAAATGTTTTACAAAAGTTGTAGAACTTGGATTAAATAAACGTAAAAATCCAGCTAAAGATCGATCATTATTATCCGCCATTGTATCTCCTGCTGTTAAATTTGAAAATCCTGTTCCTTGTGCTATATCAGCACCTGTTTGATAAGATAAAGCTGAATCACTCCCACCTTCATTATGATATGCAGTAAAAGCAGTTGTTGTTTTTGTTACATCGTATGAGTGAGAAGATGTATCATCAGATCCATTAAACTGAAGGTGCACATCATCGTTTGATGCGTGTATATTATTAAATATAAATAAATATTCTCTGTAAGTATTATCTAAAACAACTGAATTAGATCCATTAACAAGTGATACGGTAGAAGAACTAGAAGCTGTTACTTTTGTAATAAATGTTAATGATCCACTCCCAACACTACCAAAAGAGGTTACATTTTTCACTGCATTATTATTTAATTTAACAAGACTCATTAACTATCCTTTATTCCATAAAGTTTTATTGTGCCTGAATCTATATTTCCTGATGCAAATTTAAACTGAACTCCATCTATTGCAGTTGTCGTACTTATATAGCCAGCTATATTCCATTGCATGAAATAGTCACTATAATAATAATTATTAACTTGTGAAGTAAAATGTTTTACAAATGTAGTAGAACTTGGGTTAAATAAAAACAATTCTCCACTTACACATTCATCGTTTCCCGTTCCTGTAGATTCTGCGAGAGATTGAAAACCTGTAGATGATGCTAAGTCATAACTTCCACTATACACTACTTCACCACCAGAACCACCTTCACTAAGTTGGGTATTTATAACTGTGGTTTGTTTAGGTGCATCATAAGAACTACCACCATCTCTAAAATTTACTTGAAAATTTGATTGTGCTGATGGGTGAGCATTAATAATTTTAAATAAATAGAGAGGATATGTGTTATCTAAAACTACATCTGAACTACCATCTACAAATGACAATGTGGAACTAGAACTAGCAGTTAAAGTTTTAATTAAAGTCATGTCACCTGCAGGAGCACTAGCAGCACTTGTTACACTACTTAAACTGTTATTGTTATATTTAACTAATGCCATATAATTTTATTGTTCCTGTGTCTATATTACCACTACTAAATTTAAATTGCACTCCGTCTATAGCAGCAGTTACATTACAATAACCAGCTACAAAAATATTTTCAGGAAAATTTAATGCGTGTGCGTTATGAATTCGTGCAAAAAAATGTTTTACAAATGTCGTATTTGACGGATCGAATAAATGTAAAAATCCTGAACAAGATTGATCATTATCATTTCCAGTTCCTTCTGATAAATTTTGAAAATCTGTACTTTGTGCTAAATCTTGAGCTGCTGTGTATTCTAAAGCTGCAGAATTATCTCCACCTTCATAATGATATGTTCTAAAAAATGTAGTTGTTTTAGTAGCATCATAATCTGTACTACCATCTCTAAATCCTACTTGAAATGTAACATTATCACTTGCTGGGTGTATGTCAGTAAATTTAAATATATATTCTTTATATGTAGAATCTATCCCAGAAGTAAAAGATATTGCAGATGAACTACTAGCAGTCTGTGTAGATATAAGCACCATTGATCCACCAGCAACACCATCTGGGGTACTTGTGATTGCTGACATGGAGTTATTGTTACAAAACAATACTGACATGTTATGCCCCCATCAATGCTTTTATCTCATCATCATCTAATCCAAGATCTTTTAGTTTTTGTTTACCTGATGCTTTTTTACTTTCCTCTACTGAATTGTCTGCTAAATGTAAATTTTTAAATTCATCAGTATAATCAAATGTTCCATCTTCTTTTTTTACCATGTCTGCAAAAACATTATCTGATACTTCAATGAAACCATCTATTTTTACATAAGAAATTAATTTTACTTTGTTATCTTCTATTAATGCATATTTCATATTACGATACCTTCCAAATATATAAATCACAATATCTTTCAACAAATCCTGATATGTTAAATGCATCACCTAAAGCGTTTGTACCACCTGAATTATTAGCAGAAACATACATTTGTAATTCTAAATTAGCTGTATCTGATAATGTAAATCTGCCACCAAAAGGATTAGGGTGTGAAATTTGTGATCCATCTTTATTAAAAACTGATAAACTTAAAATTTTATCTGCTGAATTTGTTGTATCTCTTAATCTTATTCTAGTTTTACTTGTTTGATAAGCAATTCTAAAACCTAATGCATGATATGTTCCAGCAGGTAAACTTATCACAGATGATGATACAGATGCACTTGTAATTTCATTTGTTTTTATAGTATTTAAATCAGTTTTTGTCCAACTTCCTGTAGATATTGAACCACCAGCAGTGCCTTGAGATTTTTCATCTGCTAAATGAAGTAATTGACTTTCATATGCACCTTGTACGGTAGCAAAAGTATTATCTCCTCTTAAAAATGTTGTAGAATCTTTAGTTCCTGTTGCAGTTAATTTAGCAAGTGAAACAGTATCATCTGAGGGTGCACCTATATTTAATACGTCACCTAATAAAATTATAAAATCTATAACATCACCTGTTGCTAAGTTACTAGCAAAAGTGATTGTACTACCTGAGATAGTAAAAGAACTACCTGGTTTTTGTAATACACCATTTAAACTAACCAGCATGTGAAATGCTGATTCTGGCGATACATTTGTAGAGGCTACTTGCATAGTATATGCTGCTTGTCCGTTTACTACGGATATAGCATCACAAACTTGAAAGTTTCCTACTACTGGCTGTTTTCCTATATAAGGCATTGCTCTCCTTTTTGTTTATATATCATATTAATTAATTCCATACAAGACTATATCTCCAGAGTCTATATTGCCAGAACTCATTTTAAATTGCACTGCGTCAATAGCACTTGTAGTATTACAATACCCAGCTATATATGCATTCCAACTATAGTTATGAAAAATATAAGAATTAGTGACACAGATAAAATGTTTTACAAAAGTTGTACTTGATGGGTTAAATAAATGTAAAATTCCAACACAACATTCATCATTTCCATTACCAAGATCTCTTGTAATTGGTTGATATGCTGTGCTTTGTGCTAAATCTTTACTACTAGCATAATCTAAAGTTTCACCTGATCCATCACCAGCTTCACCTAAATATGCTTGAAAAAAAGTTGTAGTTTTTGTAACATTATAATTTGAACCACCATCTGCACTAAAATTTACTTGAAATTCTTTTTCATCTGTTTCTGGATGAATATTTATAAACTTAAATATATATTCCTTATAAGTATTATCTAAAACTACATTACTACTTCCATCTACAAAAGATAAAGTACTAGAACTAGAAGCTGTTAATTTTTTAATAAAAGTCATAGCCCCACCTGCAGATCCTGTCTCAAATCCATTTGCACTGCTATTAAATTTTAATGCTTGATTAGCAGCAGCTGTAACATTTATACTATTAAATTTTAATTTATTAAGTGCCATTAACTATCCTTTATTCCATAAAGTTTTATTGTACCAGCATCTATATTACCACTAGACATTTTGAATTGAAATTCGTCAATCGCTGAAGTTGTATTAAAATATCCTGCAGTATAGGCATTTTGTGAATAATTACTTTGGTGATATGTATTTGAATTAGCAATAAAATGTTTTACAAAAGTTGTTGATGAAATTCCAAATAAATATAGTTCTCCAGATATACATTCATCATTTCCATTACCCACCGTTCTCCCTAAAGGTTGAAAACTTGTGCCTTGTGCTTGATCTCCATTAGTTTGATAACCTACTGCACCATTTGATCCATCTTCACCATGCTGTGATCTAAATTGTGTAGTCGTTAAGGTTTCATTATAACCACTACCACCACTAGCATTTGCTTGAAATTGAAAATATTCTCCATCAGCAGATGGATGTATATTTATAAATTTAAATAAATAAGTAGGGTATGTATTATCTAAAACTACATCACTACTTCCATCTACAAAAGATAAAGTAGCACTACTACTAGCGGTCAAAGTTTTAATTAAAGTCATAGCACCAGGGTCAATAGTAGAAAAACCATTAGCACTAGCATTAAATCCAAGCCCTTTACTTGCAGCTGATGTTACATCAAAACTATTAAAATTAAATTTTGTAAGTGCCATTATGATACTCCATATAATTTTATTGTTCCTGAATCTATGTTGCCAGAAGACATTTTAAATTGAATTGCATTTATTGCAGATGTTGTGTTAGCATATCCAGCCATGTACATATTTTGAATAAGATTAACACTATCATTATGAACATTATTTGTAATAGCTAGAAAATGTTTTACAAATGTTGTATTGCTTGGATCAAATAAATTAAAAGTTCCTGATAAATTATTATCGTCTTCTGTATAATTATTAAATGCAATAGTTACAAATGATGTTGATTGTGCTGTATCATGTGTTGTACTATAGATTAATGCATTTTCGTTACCATCTTCTCTATGATATGCTTGAATCATAGTTGTAGTTGTTGCTACATTATAGTTACTACCACCATCTGTGCTGCTTTGAAATTGAAATTCTGCACCAGCAGTTGCAGCGTGAATATTTATAAATTTAAAAATATACTGTTTATAAGTAGAATCTATCCCAGAAGTAAAACTAATTGTAGAACTAGAACTAGCAGTTTGCTCTGATATTAATACTAAACTACCACCAACATCACCTGCCTCTATCCCGTTATTATTAGAATTAAAAACAACTGTTTTACTAGCAGTTGGTGTTAAATTTAAACTATTAAAGTTAACCTTAGAGAGTGCCATGGGTTAAACTCCCATTAATGCTTTTATCTCAGCATCTGAAAGACCAAGATCTTTTAACTTTTGTTTCCCTGATGCTTTATTATTTGTTTTTTCTGTTTCTGCATCTTTTTTAGCTTGTGCTTTTACAGCTTCTTTAGCTTCTTCTGCTTCTTTTGCAGTAATTTCTTCAGCAGTTAGATCTACTAATTGCTCTCCTTCTGGCGTTACTAATAATTTTTTCATATAAACTCCTTAACCATTTTTATGTTTTTAATCCATATAAATATGCTTTTTCACAATATATATTTCCTGATTGTGACAGAATTGTTACTCCTGTTACAGCTGTTGTTACTGTATAAAAACCAGTAGATGTCCCAGTGCATATTTCAGTGCCAGAGTTCCAACCTCCAAAATGAGTAAATGTCCCAAAAAAATTACTAGAATCTGATGGTTTAAATAATGTTATTTCTGAATTAGTTAATTTTGTTGAAGTATCTGAATGTCTTCCTACCATCAGACCATTATTAGAACTTTCATATTGTACTGCCTCTTCAGAATTATTTGAATTAGATGTTGTTCCATCTAATCTATTAAAAACATAAAAATATTTTTGAGCAGTTTGTTCAGTATAACTTCCCGTTGTATTAACTCTCATTCTTATATCTTGATCACTATTCGCACCATAAACATTAAATAAAAATAATTTATAAATATCATAAGTAGACGAAAAAAATCCATTAATAGCAAACGAAGAAACATTACTTGCAGTTGTAGTTGTTAATAATTTGTAACTTCCACCAACTAAACTTGCATCTATTCTTTTTAATGTTCCTGCATCACTTATTAGAAATTCATCAGTATCTGCTGGCTCATCTGTTAAAGCATCTTTACCAGATATTAAATCATTACCAACCATGGCAGCTGTAATACTATTAGTTGCAGGTGTTACAGTCTGTAATGCTCTACCTAGAAATACACAGTACATAGTATCTGTCGAAGCCGTAGCCGCAGATAATGTCAATGCTGTGCCTGTAGCAGTATATGCTTTACCAGATCCAGGTTGTTGTCTTACGTTATTAATAAATAATGCTATTTCATTTTCATTAGCTACTGCATGATCTAAAGTGTAGGAGGTAGTTGCACTCGTAGAAAATTCTTGAGTAGCAAATGATGTAAATGATTCTGCTGGATTCGGTCCAATATAAGGCATCTTATGTGATCTCCATTATAGACAGTGTTCCTGATAGTTTATCTGCAACTGAGCAATCAATTCTAATTGCATCTGTTGTTTCTAATATAACCTTACCACCTGATAAAATTTCAAGTGATGTTCCTGCAGGAATAGTTACATCTTTAACTAAAAATGATGTGCCATTCGTGGCTGCCCTACCACCACCAGATGTATCACTAACTAACTCTACCTCTGCAGTAACTGCAGTAGTATTTATATTAGCTAACACTAAACCAATTACAACCGTAGTTGTACTACTTGGTGTTGTATACACTGTATATGGCGTTCCAGCTGAATTTGGTTCTGCTGCAAAGGTTACTACCTTAAAAGTATTTGCCATTTATTTCCTCCTATTTACTATATAATATTATATCGTTGTTTTAAAAAAAGTCAATGATTATTATCCTAAAGCTATAGCTAAAGCTGTTGGATCGTCTGTTGAAAATCCTGCACTAGTTAAATATGTTTTAACATCTGTTAATGCTACTTGTTTCATAGTACCATTATCATTTGTGACTACCCTATCAGCATCTACTAAAGTTGTAGAACTAGCTGATGTATCACCATCCATTATATTTAATTCACTAGCTGTTGATGTTACTCCATCTAATATATTTAATTCATCTGTTGTAACTGTCGCACCATCTAATATCTCTAGCTCTGCCTCAGATATACCTGCAGATCCGATAGTTACTGTTCCTGCAAAAGTTACGTTAGCACCACTAAATGTCATAGCAGTTGTAGGTGTAGATCCTGATTTAATAACTAATTCACCGCTAGAATTTGTTAGACTACCAAAAGTTGTACCATCATCTTTAAGTGTAACATCTGCTCCACCTGCATCTAAAACTATATCAGTAGTTGCATCTAATGTAATACTAGATCCTGAATCTATCTCTGTTATAATAGGTGTAGTTAAAGTTTTGTTAGTTAATGTAGCGGTTGAAGATGTTGATACTAATCTAGCATCGCCACCAGTGCTTGGTAAAGTTAAAGTATTTGAAGCACTTTCTGAATGTGGTGCGGCTATTACAATTTGTCCATGTGAGTTAGCTTCACAATTAAATTTTATAGCACCCTGGTTAGTATTACCTTTTATAACAACTTTTCCTGTTCCATTTGCAGCTAATTCTATATCTGCATTAGATGTAGTTACAATATCTTGACCATTCATATCAAGATTACCACCTAATTGTGGTGTAGTATCTTCAACTACATTTGATATTGCACCTGATGTAGCTAATCCTGCAACTACTGCTGATCTTGCAATTTTTTTAAGACCACCACCTGAAGTATCTACTGCTAAGAATACGTCATCATTAGCTACTGTAGATATTTCTGATAAATCACCTACTGCTATAGAATTAAAATTTGTACCATCTGCAACTAATAAATTACCTGCAGTGTTAGTGCCCATAATAATATCATCACCAGTTACTGTAAGATCTCCGCCAACAACCACGTCACTATTAAATGTTGCTTTACCTGCTTCACTACCATCAATAGTTAAAAAAGTTGTATCTGATCCACCATCAGTACCTTTTAAAATAATATCTGTATCACTACCTTGTGCGTCAATTGTAATATTACCTGCACTAGTTTCTAAACTAATAGCTGCATCACCTGTAGAAATATCATCTGCTGCTATAGCTGCTGCTGTAACACCAGTTTGAAAATATGTTTTAAATGTAGTAGCACTTGTAACTCGCATAGTACCACCATCATTATGTATAATACCATCACCATCAGCTATTGCTGTAGTTCCAACTGTAGCACCACCATCTATTAAATTAATCTCTGCACCTGTAGCTGTAATAGCTGTGCCATCTAAACTTAATGTATCAATATTTGCTGTGCCATCTATAAATAAATCTTTAAACTCAAGAGAGGAAGTTCCTAAGTCTATATCATTATCTGTAATAGGTACAATAGCACCATCTTGTATTCTTAATTGTTGCACTGCTGAAGATGATACTTCAACATAAAATTCTAAATGGTTATTTGTAGAATCAACTAATACTTTATTTAAACTATCAGCATCTCTGATAGATGTAATAGG